ATTGCTCTCCACCAACCCGGAAGTTGATCGCCATTTTTGTCTAATAATAACGAGTAATTAAATGTAAATGTATTATCTCTATCAAAGTAATTATGAGTTGTGTAATCTTTATCAACTAACTTCATCCATTGTAAAAAGTCTGAAGTTAGCGGAGAATTTACTTCTTCTCTTGTAAACGATGTATTTCTATTCAATCCTGGAATATAAGAATGTATGTTAAACAATGCAGGATCATATTGAACTTTGATATTATTAAAAATTCTAGTTTCTAAATCTAAAATTAAATCATCTCTATAATCGCCAAATGCTTTTACTACACTTCCGTCATGTCCTCTAATAACAGTAGGATTACTACTAAATGTATTATCTTGCAATATTTCAGGTTCAAATATCGGATACAAACCTAATTTACTAGGAGTTGGCGGTATAAACGATCCGTTTGTTGTATCGTATTCGTTTATTTCAATAGTGTCGCCAACTTCTTTAGTAGCAGTAATTACTAAGAAACCTTCAGTATTATATGTATAGTCTTTATTGTGTAATAACTGCACACCATTTTTATATACTGTTACTGCTCGTGTGCTTAACTCGTTTAACGTAAATGGTGTGTTTAGTGCATAAAATTGTGCTTGAGTATCTTCAACTATTATCTTAGTTGTAATTGCTGTCCCAAAAGGAACCATGTCACTAAAATAAAACGGCATAACATTTGTTTTACTTTTAACTATTTCCGAAATAATTTTATTAACATGATCTTTTACACTACCAGTAAAACCAATAGATTCTGCTGATTCTATAAACTGTCTTTTAAATTTAGCATATTCTTTTTTTGAATATCTAATAGCATTAATAATATTAGAAGGTTTATCAATAATACTATACATTGATAAGTTTAATGGAGAACTATGTTTAATAAACTTTCTTCCATACTTACTTAAATTATCTAAATCTCTTAAATTACTTGGGCCTGGAAAATTACCCGAGAACCCTGGAACATTTTCAGTTATACTAAACACATGGTCATTTACTTCACCTAACGTAAATGATACCAAATCTTCGTTTAACGGATTCTTTTCAAGGTTGTTTGCAATTTCATAATAACCGTTACTATTTTTACGGGTCGCTGACGAGCATTTTATAATAATTGATGCATTGTCAGGTATGCTATATTTAAATTTGATATTTTTAACTTTATCGGGTCCTGATATACATTCGTAGTCAGTACCTTCATACTTAATTTCATTATTACATAATACTGTAAATTTTAAATCAGTAAGTTCTGCACTTCGATTAAAACAATTAATTGGATATTGTGTTCTAGTATTATCGTTTACATACTGAAGTATAACTCTTTGTTCACTTGTAACATTAGCTTTAGTGTATATATTAACAACTTCAAATGTACTGTCCTTGCGGTATTTTCGTAAAAATCCTTGATTAACTGGTATTACATTTAAACTTTCATTAACTTGATATTGGAATGAATCTTGATTAAAGTTAAAGTCAAATACAATATCGCCTACGTTTTCAATACTTTTATAACTTAGACCAAAATTTAATTCGCTGTCGACAACACCTAACTGATTTTCTTTGTAACTAAAAATCTTATTACCACGAAACGATGATGCAGGATATGTAGTTGTGTTAGAATAGCTAATATCGTTTTCGTCAAAAACATCAAAAATAGGTGACACATTAGTCTTTGTTTTTTCTTGTCCTATTTGCCAATTAGATCCGTCATAGTACCAAACTTTACCGCCGTTCTCGGTACCTTTAGTTACTAGAACATTTTCACCTGTTGTGGGTTCACTATCTTCTGTAGGAACTAATGTTAGTTGTCCATTTGTTCCACTGCCTTTAAACTGAATAAATTTAACTTCAAAAATCTTACTTTTAACTAGCGGATCAGTATCTGCTAAGAATATAACTCGCATACCTTGCGATAATTGAACATTATCGATATTATATCCTAAACTTCCTTCAATTGTACTAAACGCATCTGTAGTAAATGTATCAATTAAGTCAATTGTGCCTTTTGACTTTGTTCCAAAATTGTATAGTTTTAGCCCTGCTTCAAATTCAATAATTGGTCTGCTTGCACGAAGATTTTGATCAATACTAATTGTATTCTTAGTAATTGTATCTACAAGCTCAATTACATCTTTATGAAACCATCTGTTATATCTAGACCAAAAATTACCATCAGGACTCGCTCTATTAATTGTAATATAATCTTTATTTTCTGGATAACCAATTGCTTGAGAGAACGGAAATTGGTCAAATCCTTCTTCAGCATCAAAAGGTACTTCTACATCAATTCCAACCGGAAACGAAACTTCAACATCAAGTGCAGAAACTAAATTTATTTCATCGCCAACGCCTTCAACATACCATTCTGTATCTCTATATTTTTCAGGTTGTACATCACCTCTAAATCTAATCTTCAGTCCATTAGTTAATGCCCAATTATCTCTAGTTGTATAATTTTTCTTTCCAATTATTTCTGCATCAACATCAATAAATTGAGAATCTTCTTGATTTGCTACTCGAATTAATCCGCCAAGATTAATATCATTTTCAGATGTATAAAATAATTCTTCAGGAGCATCTGTTCCTAATTCTAATTCAATGATTCCATTTTCAATTTTTTGAGCTGATATACCGTCAACTAATAAAAATGAATCATCAACTGTACGCTGTGTTTTAAAGGTTATAGGAAATCCAGGAGTATCAATTTCAAATATATACTTTACACCTCTATACAATTTTAGTATAGGGTTCTTAGATAAACCATCTGGTGTAAACACATATGAGTAATCACCTAATGCCTCAGACAAACTGATTTTGTAAGTACTCGTAATTTCTTTTTGCTCGCCTGGAACAAAAACTGCTCGAGGTCCATTCGGTAGCCAATAATATTCTCGAAAGTTAGTAAACTTGTCCCAATCAATATGAGGATCCCAAGAATAAAATTCTTCTTTAGTATTCCTACCATGATTACTATTTGACCCGCCTAAGTTAGCAATTTGATTTATATAATCTCGATAGTCAGCATAATAGTCAACATTACCGTTTGAGTCTTGAATAATACTAGCCGGCTCTAACTGATAATCTGTTCTATCAGCTGATATGTCACTTAGATAATTATCTGTAGATAAAAATGATTTAGCTGTTTTGCGTCCAACAAAAGAACTAATTTTTTCAGCTACTCCAGGTTGTAATACTTGATCTAATGTGGACTTTAAGAACTTTTGGTTTTTATCTGTTCTAAAATATTTCGGTAAGTGTCTAGCACTTTCACGCTTATTAGAGTTAGAACCATTTGGCAATGGAAATTCATTTTGATCATTTTTTGCCATTAGTAAGTTGTCCCTGTATTAGTATTATTAATTACATTATTAGTAGATGTAATTTTAGTTGATGCATCATCTAAAGCTGAACTTTGTATTCCAGCATTTACTGAAGTAACTTGAGTAATTACTGTATTTTCTGCTTTAAGCCTCGAAGCAGTTACAGCATCAATAACTTGTATATCATCAACTGATGCGCCACTTATAAAAATTTCATCTGCTTCTGCTTTGATTTCATATAAACTACCAAAACTTTGATCTTCTTGTTTTGGTACAATAATAAATGTAGATAGGTCCGGTGCAAGTTGATACATTACATAATTTGCAAGTTCTGAGAAGTAAAAAGGTTCGCCAAAGTCCCAGTTCTCTAATGCAAAGAACTGATTAATTGCTGTTACGATACGTGTTTTAATTTCATTGTCATTTAAAACTTTATCTTTATTTTTTACAACTTTAAAAGTAGCTTGCAAATCGTCTGTTGCCTTGTCACCAAATAGTACTTTATACTTAACTGGATGATATATTATTTCATCAGTAAGTGACTTAATTTTGTTTAATTCACTAGCATAAGATATAAACAGCTCATCACTGCTCGGCGGTAATGGCTGAGTAATTGAATTTTCTAATAACCATAAACGATAATTTACATCATAACTTCTATCAAGTATATACATATCAATAATATTACTTGCACTTGGATCAATTCTTGCTTCTGCACTAGCCGCATGATAGTATCTAAACTTTAAATTATTTCTACCTAGTCTAGCTTTATAATCTGCACTAATAGATAATCTTAGTGTTGTTTGATTTAGTACTTCAAATACATCAGTATCAATGTAATAAAATACCTGGCCATCTTTATATTCACTGAACGGGCGCAATTCTGCTTTAGTGTTTAATATTATTACTGTATTATTATTATTGTTTAGATAGTTAAAATCTTCGACGCCGTCAACTGAAGTTATTTTTTGAAATATAACATATTTAGATTTTACATTAACTGTTGGTGCGATAATTTCTTCAAATAAATCTGCATCATCAACTATTCCATCTTCGTCAGCATCAAAATAACTAATTTCTAATTTTTTACTATCAACATATCCTTCAAGATCTCTGTATGCATCAACTATTTCCCAATCAAAATCTCTTGTAAAAGCATTAACGTCATCAGGCTTATAATTTATATTCAATACCGTGATTGCATCTTTAATAATTTTTCCTGTTTTACTATCGTATATCTTTTCTTTTGGATCATAATAAAACTTAATTTCGCTATCGCTTTCAAATACATATCTCATACCCCTGTATGTAATAGTGTAACGCTCGCCATCATTTTGAAAGAGTACTGTCCAACTTGCATCTAATTGCTGATTTGTAGTGTCGCCAGCTTTACCAGTAGAAAATTCAGTTCCGATTGATAAGTTGTTTTCTGTAACTAGTCTCCATTCACCGCTAGTTTGATCAAAACGTAGTCCAAATGTTTTGTACACAAATATTTGATCAATAACCTGTTGCTTAACACTGTCAATTAAATTATTTGCTAATGCAGGTTTAATTTCTCCAAGTAATGCTCCTGTAGGTATTTCGTCATTAAGATAAACAGGACCAGTGTCGTCTGCTCGCGTTTCAATACCTGTACCATTTACAGAAATTACTTTTACCCATTTATATTCTAAATCACCAATTACGCTAGACGGACCATCAACTAAGTTTAGTTGTCTATCAAAGTGTTTACCCGCAGGGGCTAAAAATTTAATTAAAGTTCCGGGTTTTAGTAATGACATTATTGTTGACGTAAACGAACCTAATTTAAGATTTATTCCGTCAGCACTTTGAAATACACCAGTAGACAAATTTGTTTCGGTTGTTGTTTGTTTCCATTTTATTCCTAAGTCATCTGTTAAGATCTTTGGAAACTGATCAAAGTAAAAATTTCTAAGTTTTTTGTCTGATAATAGCGGAATAATAGTATTTTCAGTTGCTCCTTCAACATCTGTTTTTGTTGTAAAAGAAAAGCCTTCTAATTTATTTTGATATTCTTTATATAATACACCATCGTTGCCGTAAAGTGTAGTTTGTGAATATTTGCCGGTTGCATCAATTAGGTCAAAATATCGACTAATGCCGCTGGCTGTTCTGTTTACACTTTTTACTTTAACAATCTTTTGGTTAATTCCAAGTGGTGCAACCTGATAGTCTTCACCAGTGACCATTCTATTCTGTGTATAATATGTTGATGGCGCATTAAATCTAATAGTGTCCGTACTTTCGCTAGATGCTCCATTGTCAACAGTATAGTACAAGCTATACAATAATGTTAATTCTTCTGATTTACCTGACTGTGATATATAAGGAACACTAACTAAAATATTACTAAAATCTTTTGGTGTAAGAACTATACGTTCATTTTGACTAGATCTAAAATATACTCTAAAAGTACCTTGTGGCAAGTTACCAAAAACTCCGTCACTGAATACTAGTGTTACTCTATCGTCAACTCGTGTTAGCGCACTATAAATATTTCTTTCTGACTTTGATAAGCTGTTATAAACTACATTATTTCCTTGTAGTGCTTCAACTTTTTTCCAAAGCTCACTTTCGTTGCCTTCGGTATCTAGCTTGTATAACCAAACATCAGTATCATTAATGTCCGGGGCTTCAACGGCAATTGACTGATTTGAGCTAGGATTGTTAACTGTAAATACACCTTGATCTAACGATCCTTGACGGAAGTGACTAAAAAATCCAGTTGAATTACTCGCAACACCTTTGCCGTCATCTTTATAAATTATTGCAAATTTATTACCTGGAAAAGGTGCCTCTTCTTGTATACTAGAATCAGTAATATCAGTTGAAACTATTTCAAAAGGCAAGTTTCGACCATCAATAATTTTATTATATTGATATGCAGGAATATCTTCATTTGATGAATTGAATCTATACTGCTCAGTTGATATTCCTGATATTTGTTCTTTTTTAGTTGGTTTACCAAATTTAGAATTTGCAGGAAGACCTGAGTTTAATACTTTTATAAATTGTTCATACCAGTCTGAATTTGATACATCGTTCCAAACAATTGTTTGCTCTTGTAAATTATTTCCATTACTATCAATTATTTGTTCAGTAGTTTTTACACTATCTAATTTAACAAGTCCGTTTGTGGCTTGATTACGCTTTGGATTATAAGAAAGTAAACGTGCAAGACGCAGGACAGACTCTCTACGTTCAGCAAGTTCCATATAATTTTCACGAGCGTTTAAGTCAATACGGAAAGCAATGTTTTGTCCTAAGTAAGAAATAAGATCAATTAATGCAAGATACTCTGAACTATCTACATAGTCATTAAAGTCTTCAGGATAGTTGTCCCTGAGGTATTGAATCATAGTTCTACGCAAGTTATCAAAGTCATAACTTTGAAAGTCTGCATTACGGAATGACTGGTAAACTCGTTTCCAATCTTCCGATAATAACAATCTATTTTGTCTGTCAGTTGAGGACATCTTTATTCCTTATATCTTTGTAATATTTAGCAGTTTTGATTAACCGCGTATATAATTTATCCAGTAAAAAATCCAGCATTTTCATCAAACTGAAATTGCAGTTTTTCAACAATTGAGTAAGGTTTATACACAAGCTCACACGAAACTTGAATACCACTTTCGTAAGTATCAACAGTAATTTGATTAACTGAAACTCGAGGATCATAGTTGATAACATCAGACACATCTTTGATTATAAGATTACGTGTTTGGTCTGTTAAAGGTTCAAATAATACGTCCCAAATAATTGTTCCAAAATTTGGATCACTTAACTTTTCACCTTTTCTAATATGAAAATGATTTATAATATCTTGTTTAATTAGTGCAATATCATAAAGTGTAGTACTGTTTTGTGTTTCATCAAGTGTGCTAAAACCTTTGTATGTAGGACTTTTTACATAAACATTATCTTTTTTAGATCCTACTGCTACTTTAGTTTGCTGATATAGTGATTTTTCTATTGTGCTCATTTATTGCCCCTTCTTAAATGTGTCATCGATTGGAGGGAATTCAAACTCTACTTCCTCTTCTTCAGGTCTTTCTTTTTCAGTTGATTGTGTTTCATCTGGTTGCATTGATTTAGGATCTAAATTTTCGTGCTGTGGCCAAGGTTCGTGCGCAGGTATACGCTTTGTATAAAATGCAAAATCTTCATCTTCATATTCAGCCGCTTCCTCAGCTTCTAACGCATTAAGAGGATTGTCTCCATTATATCTAAAATTATTGTTACCCAATATTTGATTATCTCCTGGAGATAGATCTGCCCACGACGTTCCTGCATTTGTTCCGTTTAAAGAATCTGTAGTAATATTTTTAATAGCCGCAGTACCGTTAACCTCTAATTTACTATCAATGTATGTGTTATTTGATCCTATTGTATGATCTACGTCTGCTTTCTCAGATATAATATTTGCTGATAAAATAGATTTTAGATCAACTGCTGTTTCCATATTAGATTTAACTGTAATTTTATAGTTGTCTTCTACAAGTAAATCAAGGTCTCCGCCTACAGTTATCAACGAGTCTTTGTCAATTCTAATATCAGATTGTTCTTCAACATGCATTTTAAAATTATTTGTATGTTGTGTCATATTTTCTAAAGAATGCATTTTAATATCTTTATCAGCAACAATATTAATATCTTCTTTAGCAGTAAAATTAATATCTCTGCCTGCATCAAAATTAATATCATTATCCGAATGTACACTTATACTGTCTTTAGCATATATGTCAATTTTTCCATCAGCAGTCAATTCAATCCAACTATTGCCGCTGCCGTGAGAAATATAAATTAGATCTTCACTATTATGTAATATTATTTGATGCCCTGTACGAGTCTGTAGCTTTATCATCTCGTTTGCAGGTATTTTCTTATCGCCTGATCTGTCACCTTTTTCAAAATTAGCATAATCAACAGGACCGCCTTGTTCGCCGCCTGCTGGTGTTCTACGGTGAAGTGTTAAATCACCGTCATCCATAATAAATGACTGGCCGCCTAATCTGCTATATGCTTTTTGGATTGAACTTCCTGGAGTTGGTCCGTAAGCATGTTTTGGTCCGTCTAAGTCTGAAGGGCCAGGAGTTGAAATACCAAATACTGTACTAGGTGATTCTCTCCGAGCACTTGATGTATTTGTTCCACGAACATGATCGCCAACTAGTCCTGCTTTGTCAAGTCTTTCGTAAACATCAGGATTTACTGGTTTAACAATTTTAGTAATATCGCTACCTTTAGGATCGTCTACACGCTTGTTGTATTCAGCTACAGGCAAAGGTTTACTAGGATCAGTATCGTTATACATAGTTGCCGCATTTCCTGGAACAGCAAAGTTCATGCCAACATCTGGAACACAGCCAATCCAAAATGCCTGCGAAAAATCGCCTTCAGGCATGACTACAATTACTTGTGTTCCTATATCAGGCGGAACTCCCCAAAATCCATAACTTTTTTGTGTGCTTTTGTAATCAGCACCGTATCCTAAACCAGTATATGGTGTTTGTCCTGCAAATGGACTTGCATATTTACAATTAACAGTTTCACCTTGCAAACTGCCTGTTCTAGTTCTTCTTAAAATTTCAACTTGTAAGCCGCCCATAAATGTAGTATCAAGGTGGTTAACAACCTTACCAAGGAATACACCTACTGTGTTACTGCTTCTATTATTAGTTCTAGTTTCTTGTGCCATTATGTTGTTTCATCCGGTCCTGGTCTACCAATGTGATTTACAAATGGTAAACCGCTAGTTTCTTGTGCATTACCTTTACCTCCCATTAGGAAGCTAATTACTTTTCCTGCTACTGCTTCAATTGATATATCTTGATTACGTTTTCTTGCAAGTTTTAATGTTTGCTCAAACTTTCCATTTTCAAAATTATTTTCAACTTGAATAACTTGAAATATTCCGCTAAACATTGATACTGGTAAAAATCCGCCTAATGGATATTTTACATACCCATCTTCTTCATCATAATCAATTGGCGTTCTAAAGTTTAATATAACATAAACTTCACCATCCATTGGATTCATACTGCCGTCTAGTGTAACTGGTAAAAGCGGCGAACTTGGAAGTCCTAAAAAGTTTCCTACTCCTACATCAGCAATAAAATACGGATCACCGTGTATTTTTAAATCAACTTGTAATAAGTCATTGCCAGAATTGATCATCATGTCATTAAAATATCTTGCGGTTCCTGTTTCAGGATCATCTCCGGCAGCATTACCGCCGTTGGCTCCCTGTTCATTGTCTGTTAATGCAGTGTCATCTTCTAAGGTTCCGCCAGGCACTGATACAGGAAGTGGATTTAGATTAGCTCCAGTAGTTGTAATTGCATCTCTATCTTTTGGTCCGGGTATTAACGCACCGCCTAATACCGATGCCAATTGCTTTTGGTTTCTTGCGGCTTGTACACCAGTATAGTACATCATATTAAACCGTAAATCAAAGTCAATAATATCTTTGTTTTGTCCTGTATAAATGTAACTGTATGCTTTTGGAGTTAATAATTGTTTTATAAGTGTTCTGCTAAACCCTGTAAATCCTGGTGCAGAAAAGTTTGATCCATCAGTTTTATACGGTCTTACTCTATAAACATACGTTTTAGGTGACCTACCAGTTATTAGTCCCCCAAGCAGGCCGCCTCCGTTATATACTTGTGGTTCAATTCTAAACCAACGTTTTTGGCCGGCCATATCACCTGGCTTAGATGCAAAATCTCTACCATACTGTGAAGTAATTAATATCTCCTCAATAATATCTAGTATCTTAGATCCTTGTTCAAATTGATAAACAGAAGTTTGAGGATTATAAGTTATTAGATCACGTTTTAAAAGTCCTGGGTTACTTGGATCTTCAGCAAATGACGGAAGTTGATAAGGGGTGTTTCCTAAGTTGTATTGTGTTCCTGGTCTCAATAATTGTGACCGACCTATTTCGTTAATATCAGTTTTGGCCTGCAATCTTAGTTTATCGCCCATAAGCGAACCTAAACTAAAAACAGACGGATTCTCCGAAACCTTTTCTAATAATCTTGGCGGTGGGGAGTTGTCGCCACCTACTAATCCTTGATACCACTCATTCATTGCGCCGCCGGCGGCACTTACACTACCTGTTACTGCACTTGCTACTGATGCTAGACCGTCAACTACTCCACCTAATGCTCCTAGAACACTAGTATTAGGAAATTGTATTACATAAGAGTCTCCACTACTTTGTAGTGCAGACTTTTGCTCTGCGGTAACTTGATTTATTGCCGCTGTAAGACTCTGAGGTCCATTTTGTAAAATCTCAGCAACTGTGCGTCCTTTAATTGCAACATCTGTTTTTAATCTTTGTGCTCTATTTGTAACTGCTTTTTCAGTATACGGAACTGCTTTAATATCATAAGTTGCACCCGATTCGGAAACATTCATATCAGCTTGAACTATTTGAATTGGGAAATGTCGTTGACTAAAAAATGGCGATTTAACATTACCGTCATCATCATAACCTATAAATGCAACACTAATTAAAAACGGTGCTTCTAAATAATTTGCATGTCCTGTTACTAATGATGCACTTCGTAAGTTGTGAAAGAACTGACCCATACTATACGGTTCAATGACTTTAAAATTAATTGCTGTTGCGTTTGAATGTCTTGTTTTTGGATTAGGAGCGACTGTATTTTTTATTACAACATCTTCAATAAAAAATTCTCGTTTTCCATCTAAATCATATAAAGAAGGAACTGTAGGGCCACCGCCGCCACCGCTTCTAATTATTTTAACTGCTGGTCCTAATGTTCTATAGCTTAACGGAAAATTAAATTCAATATTGGTAAGACATCCAAGTGTAAAAATAGGAGAATAACTTGCAAATTGATCTAACTCGTTTCTAAAAGGAAAAATATCAGCACCGTATAATGCTGTTGCGCCAGCTAAACTAGGATTTTGTAAAAAATTAATTGTTTGACTTATATCACTATCTCTGTCAGACACTGTTGCTGTGCCTTTGTTGCCAACGGCAGCGACTCCAGGGTCTCCAACTATAATGTTACTACTGTCGTTAGGTACGTATGGCATTTAGAATCCTAGTTGTCTTGCTAGTGCATCGCCTTTTGGCAAATAAATTTTAATCCCAGGTACTAAGTCGTACACTGGATCTTTTAATAAGTCAATATTTCTTTGTGCAAATACCCACCATAAATTTTTTGTTCCATATAAATCAAAAGCAAGTAAATCTGGTCTATATGTATATTGCGGTTGTACTTCGTATAATATATCATCGTCACTAACTGGTATAGGACGAATAGTTAAAATATCTAAATATTCGTTATTAACGACATTAGTGTTAAACCAAGGACTATTATTTTCGTAAGCTATTTTCATTAGATAAATCCTTTTCCACTTGAAATATAACCACCGTTAACAAAAGTATCTAAGCTAAACTTAGTTATTGCTTTTCTACTGTATGTAGGCTGTACCTGAACGTTGATTTGACTTCTAACCGGAACCCATGTACCATTTTCGCCAACATTACATTGTATATAATCTACATCATTTGGCATATCAACTGTAAAGTAAGTAACTGTTACCGGAATATCTTTAAATACAAAATCTCCGTAGCCGTTTAATTTTACTACTGGGGGAGGCGAACCTTGATTACTTGTTTTTCCGTATGCCATTTTAGTAACACTTCTTAAATAGTGTGTTGCCGCTACCCAATATTCTGCTTCTTTTGCATTTTCTACAAAAAATTCGCCAATCAATGTTAACGAATTCACTTGACTGTTCTGATAAGCAGGAAAGGGATAATTACTATGTGTAGGATGAAGAGCATTGTAGTTAGCAGTATGTTCCATTGTAATTTGCGGAGTAAAGGGAAACATAAACCCATTGGTTTCTAATAAAGGAGCCATTATTGGACTGTTTTGAAAGTTAGGAGGCATTGATAATCTTACCCTCCAATCAAGGTCAGTTTGTGATCCCCAGTCAGCTTCAACAAAATTTAAATCGTTTGTTGGAACTGCACCAGCAGGTAAATTGCCAAGGCGTCTAGCACTAGGGTCTATTATGACATTACTAGTTTTAGATACTGCATTGCCGGAAGGCGGATTACTACCTTGTAAATTTTCAATACTAGATAATGGGTTGTTTGGCATATTAATCTCCTATAGTATTATTTAGTTGACAAAATTATCAGAGTATATTATAATAGTTAAAATAATCCAGGAGAAACTATGAGAAAACAGAATTATCTCAACAATAAAGACTTACTTAAAGAAATACATAAATCTAAATCGGGGTTCTGTAGTTTTATAGACACTGATTACCATCAATTTGATATTATTTTACTAGATGTAGAAAAAATTAACAGATTAACTATTGCTGAAGCAAAAAGAAACAAAGCAAAACGGTTGTCAACTGCCGAATACGAACGTAGACGTATGGCAGGCGAAAAAGTAAAACAAGCAGAGTGCGAATACGACTACAAAAAAATTACAAAAGAAGAATTAATATTTCGTGTAATGACATTTGATCATATTCCAGACGAACCCGGACGCAAAAAGACACCAAAGACAGTAGCAGACACCAAAGTTAAACTTAACTTTCCACCTTTTCAACACTACAAGTTCAACGAAGACGACGAATTAGTGTGTGTAGGTAAAAGTCACTGGGAAGGCGGAATGGAAAATGGTGGATTTAGCCTAAAACATGCCAGAGCCACTAACGAATTAGCAAAAATGTGGATGAAACTAGTTGATCGTTATGCTACCCGTGGCAATGTACGTGGATACACATACAATGACGAAATGAAAGGGCAAGCAATACTGCAACTTTCACAGATCGGCTTACAATTTGACGAATCAAAGTCAAATAATCCATTTGCTTATTACACAGCGGCAGTTACTAACAGTTTTGTACGTGTTATCAACTTAGAAAAGCGTAATCAAAACATTAGAGACGACATATTGGAAATGAATAATATGAATCCAAGTTATACTCGTCAACATGCAGGTGAATGGGAAGCCGCTCAGAAGCGAGAAGCAGAAGCTAACAAAAAAACCACTTGACATCTTACCTAAATTCAAGTATAATATTAAAAAACTGGAGACTCTAATTTGTTTAAGAAAGCTGCCGTCTTTACCGACATACACCTCGGGTTAAAAGGCAACTCAAAAATACATAACGACGACTGCGAAGAATTTGTAGACTGGTTTATCGAACAAGCACAAGAACAAGGATGCGAAACTGCTATCTTTTGTGGTGATTGGCACCACAATCGTAACAGTCTTAACTTAACTACCATGGATGCAACAATACGTTGCCTCGAAAAGTTAGGTAAATCATTTGATAAGTTTTATATGTTTGTTGGTAATCACGATTTATACTACAAAGATAAAAGAGATGTAAGTTCTACTATCTTTGGCAGACATATTCCCGGTGTAACTCTAGTTGATGAAATATACGAGGAAGAAGACGTAGCTCTTGTTCCGTGGCTAGTTGGCGATGAATGGAAAAAGATAGAGAATATTAAAGCCAAGTATATGTTTGGTCATTTTGAGCTTCCGTCATTTTATATGAATGCTATGGTACAGATGCCTGATCACGGAGACTTGAAGCCACAACATTTTAAAAATCAAGAATATGTGTTCTCAGGACACTTTCATAAACGTCAAGTGCAAGGTAAAATACATTACATAGGTAATGCGTTTCCGCACAACTATGCAGATGCATGGGATGATGAACGTGGTATGATGATATTAGACCGTGAGAACAGTGCAGAACCTGTATACCTAAACTGGTGGAACTGTCCTAAGTATCGTACAACTACACTAAGCAAATTATTAGATCCTGATAGTGATATAATTAAACCTAAAATGTACTTGCGGGTTACTTTAGATTTGCCTATTAGTTACGAAGAAGCACAATACATTAAAGAAACTTACATTAGTACACACAACTGCCGAGAAATTACACTGATTCCGCAAAAACAAGTTGAAGAAATTACAACTGATTTAGATATATCAACTTTTGAAAGTGTTGACGAAATTGTATCTAAAGAAATTAGTGCAATTGATTCAGATAACTTTAATAAAAAAATGTTACTAGACATTTACAGCGAGCTATAATTTAAATGATAAAAGTAAAAGACTTAACCGTAAAGAACTTTATGAGCGTGGGTAATCAAACTCAGGCTGTAGACTTTAGTAAAGAAAATTTAACATTGGTGCTTGGAGAAAACTTAGACCAAGGCGGTGATGATAGCGGTTCACGTAACGGAACTGGTAAGACTACTATTATTAATGCACTAAGTTATGCATTATACGGTACTGCTCTTACTAATATTAAACGCAACAACTTAATTAACAAAACTAATAGCAAAGGAATGCTAGTTTCATTAGATTTTGAGAAAGACGGTGTTGAATATAGAATCGAACGCGGAAGATCTCCTACATTTTTAAAGTTTTTTATTAATAACCAAGAACAAGAACAAACAGACGAGTCTCAAGGTGATAGTCGCAAAACACAAGAAGATATTAATCACTTGTTAGGCATGTCACACGATATGTTCAAACATATTGTTGCACTTAATACATATTCAGAACCATTCTTAGCAATGCGCACAAATGACCAACGTGCAATTATTGAACAGTTACTTGGAATTACTATATTAAGTGAAAAGGCAGAAGAACTAAAAGATCAAATTAAAGAAACAAAAGATGCTATTACACAAGAAACTTTAAAAATTGAAGCAATACAAACTGCTAATAGCAAAATTGAAACTACTATTGTAAGTTTGCAAAGCAATCAAAAAGCGTGGATTGCAAAACGCACGACTGATACAATAAAATTACGAGAGGCAATCGACGAATTAGAACACTTAGACATTGATTCTGAGCTCGATTCTCATGAAAAGTTACAAAATTGGAACGAACATAACAATGCTATTTTGGCTCTTAAAAAGGAATTAAGTACACTAGAGCCTGCACTAGTACGTGCAGACAGATCTGTTGAAAAGGCAAAAAGAGACTCTGAAGATTTAGATCAAGGCACGTGTCACTCGTGTGGACAAGACCTTCCTGCAGATAAAAAAGCAGAAATTGCAGAACGTAAAAACAAAGAACTTGAAGATTCTATATCGTATCAAACAGAAATTGCTGGAAAAGTTAAAAGTGTTACCGAAGCACTTGCAGAAATAGGCGACATCAACGGTAAACCTACTACTTTTTATGAAACTGCAAAAGAAGCATACGAACATAGAAACAATGTTGAAAGTTTGAAAACTGCTTGGGAGTCTAAAAAAGACGAACAAGACCCATATCAATCACAAATAGATGAATTACAAAATAGTGCTATACAAGAAATTAGTTGGGACGTAGTAAATGAACTTACAAGTTACAAAGAACATCAGGATTTCTTATTAAAACTGTTAACAAATAAAGATTCTTTTATTCGTAAAAAGATTATTGAACAAAATCTTGCATATCTAAACAACAGACTTACATATTACTTAGACAAACTAGGTCTTCCACATCAAGTTGTGTTCCAAAACGATCTAAACGTGGAAATTACTCAATTAGGTCAAGACTTAGACTTTGATAACTTATCAAGAGGTGAACGTAATAGGCTTATACTTGGTCTATCGTTTGCATTTAGAGATGTTTGGGAAAGTTTGTATCAAAATATTAACTTATTGTTTATTGATGAGCTGATTGATAGTGGTATGGACACAGCAGGTGTTGAAAGTTCTTTAAGTGTTCTTAAGAAAATGACTAGAGAACGTGATAAAAATATCTTCCTTATATCACATAAGGATGAGCTTGTAGGTAGAGTTAATCATATACTGAAAGTTGTTAAAGAAAACGGCTTTACAAGTTACGAAAATGATTTAGATGTTGTAGAATGATTGATGACGACACCCATGATAAACTAGTAAAGGCTTATATGGCATATTTTAAGGCAAACGAAGACTTTGAGTCAAGAAATTCAGTGCGGACTCATCGCGAGGCAAGAAAATTACTTCGAGATATCCGTAATCTTGCTAAAGAAAGAATGGACGAAATACATACTAAACATACAACTTCAAGACAAACCAAAAAAGGCGACGAATAATTTAGGCATAAGGTAAGTAAGTTCATGCATTGGACTTATAACGGAAAACAAATTGATAGTATCCCAAACGAATACGAAGGATTTGTTTACCTAATTACAAATAAGAAAAACGGCAAAAAGTACATAGGCAAAAAACTAGCAAAGTTTAAAACTACTAAGCCACCACTCAAAGGCAAAAAAAACAAAAGGCGTGGAACAAAAGAAAGCGACTGGCGCGACTACTGGGGTAGCTCAGATAAGTTAAATGCAGATGTAGCAGAACTTGGTCCAGAAAACTTTACAAGAGAAATATTATACCTATGTAAAGGTAGAGGCGAAATGTCCTACATAGAGGCAAGAGAACAATTTGACCGCCGTGTATTAGAGAGCGATGAATATTACAACGGAATTATAAATGTTAGAGTTGGCGGCTCAGATAAATTGCGACAGGCACTCTTAGAACATCATATCAAGGCAAAACAATCCAACACATAAGGTTGGCGGGCCAGTTTAGAAATACCGCTGTGGAAAAGGCTACCGTATAGGAGCACACGTAACATACTGAGCGGCGTCTGGTAATAAGGCGTTTGATTGGTATAGGCTGATTGTTGGCTGTCGAAAAACACAAACACAGTACATAAAAACTCTTTAGCAATAGGAACGAAGCGAGAGGTATTATGCGGTAAAGCGTATATTTTGTAAATATACGGTAAAGCGTATAAGATGTCGACGTAGGTTGGGAAAGGTCAGAGCCCATTGTACTTTGTGTATAAACAATTACCTACTTCCAAGTCTCGGCTGGTGCAGACTCACATGAAGCGCATTTTGAGATTAGATGGAACCGTAACAGGTTCCGTCTGACTGAAACAATCTACATGAAACTTAAACATTATCACTTACGTGATAATGACTTTCATCTTTATTAATTACTTCTATCAACAAACGAAGTGTTTAGTTTGAGTGTTAACGAAAACTTGGATCAACGAAGTTGAGACATAAATAACAATATAAGTTTTTAAAGGTAATTTCGCAATGGTAGCAATTAATCAGATTATAAAATTAAATGAAGATGTAACTGTATTTCAACTGGATGCAGGTGATAGAGCTGTATGGAATGGAATACAAGCAGAATGGCGCGGAGCATCATTTATTGCAAAAAGTACAAATCCTGAATATCCTGATATTAGAAGAAATCAACCTATCCCTAAAAAGTATCGCGGAGCATTTGTCAATGCCGCTAGAGCGGCTAAAGGATTAGGACGTTTAAACTTTGATGGCGCCGGAAACTTAAGACCAGGCACAGCAACACCTAGCGGTGCTGATACAGATACTCCAAGAAATACTACAACACCTACTGCAAAGCCACCTCTTGAAATAGATGATTTAAGTAAAGCGCAAAAGCGTGTACTCAACAGAACCGGAACAATAACTTTTGGCGGGCACACTTATAATAGAGCTGAAATTATCGCATTTACTCAAGCGGCCGCGGCTCGTCGAGCTCAAGCAGGTAGAGATACTAAAGCTACATTGTTTAATCTCGGTGACGATCCTAAAGCAGCCGTTAGACA